CTTTGCAAAGATTGAATTAATTCGTCAATTCCTTCACCGCCCTACACAAATCCTTCTTCTGTAACATCTGCGTACTTTAAACGAATTTTATCTATTTTTTTATTTATTTCTTCTGCAATATCATCAAGAGATATATTGTCTATATATTCTTCTTGTGCTTGTTTTTTCTTTACATCAAACACATTATCTGGATCATATAGCCATTTCATATCCATTCCAATAGATTGATACATACGAAGTAAAGTCATTTTTTTCATTCTATTGTAATAATATGGAAATGCTGCGGTTTGTGTATTCTGACTTAGTTTTGTAAGATATTCAGTTCCTTTATTAAGCTGATAAACAGCCATTTTCTTTGGAAACTTCTCCAAATAATCTTCAATAGTAATAGGTGTAATTTCTGCTGCCCCAAGTTGATGAAGATTGTAAATAGCACCAAAGAGGACTTTATGAAAATCTTCTGTAAAATCTTCTGAATAAAAATGATAACGGTCTGTCTCATCCAAAAGTGACGGATTAAGATAGATATTTCCAATAACCTGCATAATGGCGGGTATATCTACAATTTTTGTTGCCAATATTAGTCCTCCATATCGAACAGTTTAATTTTACGGTGAGGAATTTGCGGCGAAGTTTTTACAACCTTAAGTTGTTTTTGCTCAAACCGCTATTCTGCTAATTTTTCACGTTTAAAGATTGATTTATAGTACTGTAAAGCCTCTGGATAAAGTTTATATACAATACCAATATGTCCGTTTGCTTTTGCTTTATCCATTTTTTTTATTTCATAACAATAAATTAAAGTCTTTTGAATACCAGAATAAGTCCAACCGCGTTTGTCAATGCACGTTTTTATTTCTCGCATTATCATAGACCAATCTATTTCAAAATTTTTAAATAATTCATTAATGTAAGTTTTTAATGCTTCTAAGTCCTAATCTATTGTAAGTCGTTCAGATGAATGAGCTTCATTATAACATTTCACGTGTGCCCAACGACGCGCTGAAATTTGCAAGATATCTAATGCAGTATCTCTATCAAATTGTTGCTTACAATAAGGACAAGTTACTTTATGCGTATTTCTTCACTCCCTCTCAATATATTATATCATATTTTTCTAAAGAAATCAATAAAAAAGAGGCGCTTGCGCGTCTCTTTAATATCTTAAGTTTATTCAGCTTTTGGCTTAATTTCTTTAACTTCAGATACAATTAAAGAAATAAGCTCAGCTTGGTCAGGTGTAGACTCTGAAATTTTCTTTCCCTTACCAAGAATTTTACCAATAATAGATGTGATTCTCGGCCCATAATACTCTTTATCTCGTGACATTAAGCCAGCAGAAACGGTATTAAATTCTTTCATAAGAGCATCGTAATCATAATCAGGAGCAGAAACAATAGTTTCTTTTTTATCTGTTACAAATTCAGCTCCTTTATGTTTAGCCTCTTCATCAATAGCATCATTTAAGGCTTTACAAAGAGCTTCATAATTAGAAGGAATCTCAGGAACAATGTATTTAAATCGACCGCCTGCTGCAACAGAGCCATCTAAAGAACGGAGTGTCATACGGACTTCGGTCTTGCCATCATTAACGACTGGATGCATATAAATATACAAATCAGCCATGTTTTCAACAATCGCGTTATAGGTATTTGCAACAGAAGGACGAATCATTGTATATTCTGTGCCGTCCTGACGTTTAAAAGTCGCTTCTTTTGAGTGTGAGATGAATAAAACTGCGTAGCCTAATTGTGCGATGGTGCGGAACACATCTTCGAACTCTTTCTTGAGTAAGTTCCAGCCTTGACCGTAAGGCACTTCACCGATGTTATTCACACCATTCTGAGCACAAACATATTTATCACAGTACGTTGCCATAATGTCTACGGTATCTACACAGATAGTCGAGAACATTTCTTGAACTTCGGGTTTCTTGAGTTCGCGTAAAACCTGCCGCATTTCACTCCATGATGTAATATCTTGAGCATAAACACCAGCAATTGCATTATATCCTTTTTCAGCCGCGAGTAAAAGAGGCTTAGGCATTTCAGATGCAAGGGTAGTTTTACCAACCTTCAAAAGATGTTATCCTAAGAGCTTTTTATCTCTTAGTTCTTATACTTTCTATTTGTATAAGTTCAGCATAGCTTTTATTCTTTCAACAGAAAGAATTGTAGTCTCGTGGAAATTTATATCATTTAAGAGGTGTCACTTGTTTAAGAATTTCTTCAAAGCGTTCTTTTTTTCGTCTAAGATAAATGGCATTAGGAGTATAAAGAATATTATAAATTTGACGAGTAGCGGCAGAAGAATATTGAAAATAATATAATGTATGAACTCGCTCTTGCTGCTGAATATTTACTTTTGGAATATTATATTCTTCATAAAAAAAATCTATTATAAATTGAAGAATTTCCTTTGTAGCTGAACATATTTGCCAGCGTAAATTCCCATTACCTCGATGGCTTCCATTAGTAATTAAATTAACACTGCCATCTCCATCAAAATAACCCCTAATATAGTCAATCCAATATTTTCGATTTAAATTATAAGGAGGAATTAAATTGAAAGTTTTTTGAGGTATTATATTATAATATGCTAAATCTTTTTTATGCTGCTCGCAAGTCCAAGTTAATGAACAACAATCATATCCATCTGCTGTAACATATTCTTTTACTTCTGTTTGAAGATTTAATTCTTGTCGTATTTTTTCAAGAATTTCTTTATCTTTAATAGCTAATCCAATTTTAATAGTATTATCTCTTTTTGCGATAGTCCCATCAGAAGCCAAAAATCCTAATAGCCAAGCCATATTAGAAGATTCATTTTCTTTGCTAAAATAAGTAAAATTTTTATCTGATACTCGATTTTTGTTAGCAAGAATTGCAGCTTCACGTTGTGTTCTAATATGGATTCCTTGTTCTTTTAAGATTCGTTTAGCTTGCATCTCTGAATATCCTGCTTGCTTTGCGGCATATTTTAATCCGCGCTTTTGGTTTTCATACCAATATACGAGAGTCTTTATTGACTCTTTTGATGTGTTCACACTGAACCATCCTCTTTTTCTCTTAAATGTTTAATATTTCTATGCGTTGCACGTGTCATAGCTTTTAAACTAAGACTTCCGTTCTGATTAGCGTTTCAGCTTTCCAGTTTTTACTACAATTTTGAGATAGATTGCTCTATCAAAGCCCAAGGTGCTTAGGCGGCCCATACACATATGTGATATACCCAGACAAATCACGACTAATCTGATGCGGCTTTAATGCCGCAAGATTCATAACTGCCATAATTATTGTTCTCCTTTAATTAAAACTTAAATTCATCATCATTAATAATAGATTCATAATCATCAGACTTTGCTGTTGAAGATGAACTACTATTGCGGCTTGCTTGATAATCGTCATTTCGCTGCTTAACTTCTGCCAAATGCACATTGCGATTTTGCACACCAGCTGCGAGTTCTTTCTTAGTCATAACAGCCTCATCACCAAAATCAAAAGGAACAACATTATTACCAGTCAAATACCAGTCACGCTCTTTACGCTCTGAATACTGAATTGACGCTTCGCCCCATGCACTTTCCGTTGAAGTTTCTGTCTTCACTGTGCGACTTTTGATACGACCCCAAACTGTTAAATAGCAAGGATTGCTAACTGAAATATCTTGATCGAGATACCAATTAATTCCATCTTCCCCTCGCACAGATAGGGTTACAGGAACAAGGTCATTGCGGAAATTAAAAGCATAGCCAGAAATGCGTCCATAATCCTTGTCAATATGCTTCTCAGGATCAGCTTCAACTTCCTCAAATTTTGTAATCAGAACATCAACTTTAAAAGCATTGCGCTTTTTAATATCTGCGGGGAGCTGGGCTGCACTAATTTCACTAAGGAAACCACCTTCACAGCGCATTGCTGAAATTAGCTTATTATCACGACCATAGAAGTCATTTACTGCAATAGAAGGAGAAGCATGGACAATGCGGCAATTTTCTTTACTCACATTTAACCAAGTATCATTAATTTGCATAATAGACTTCAATAG